TGGGTAGCGACTCTGCGGATAATGGCGTTGCCGTATTCCGTGTAAACGTCTGCGTCAAGCTGGCCTATTCGCCCGTCTACAATATCCCCACAGATTATCTTGTTGTACGCCTTCACTACAGAAGACACTCTAAACGCGCCTAATGCGCCTTCTATGAAAGACTTTCGTTCATGCCACCTTTGACTGGTAGTGTCGTATACAAGCGTTGTAGAAGGCAGTGAGAAGCCGATAAAGTAAGCGCCCTTGTTGGCGTATGCCCAAGAGTAGATCGACGCTACCTGAACCTCTGAGAGACTGCTGAGGATAGAATCTATAGCCGTGGTAGAGATTTTGACTGTGCTGTTGCCGCTCAATGCCCAGATCGCAGGTGATTCATTCTCACCACCACCAACCCACATAAACGTGTCTTGGGCGTTTACGAGAGAGTACGGAGCAAAACAGCCCTTCTGTAAGAATAGACCTGTACGGCTAAACGGGAAGTCTGCACCACCTATATTCTGGAAAGCCTCAAACGTCTGACCGCCTGAGATAAACAGTTGGTTCTTATAAACCACCGGAGCAACAATATCATCGGGGTCGGACTCGGCTGTACCAAAGTCAAGGGCGTTGTAGCTCAAGCCGTCATTGATGGAGCTTACGATGAACTTCTTGGAGTCTGTGGTAATCAAGAAGTAGCCATCTATGAACACAACGAACTGGGGGTTTCCGTTCGCTGTGAAGTCCGAATCTGTAATTTCCGCAAAGGTGTCGGCTACATGATTGTAGATATAACCGTTACCGTTAGGGACTAAAACCATTAGCTGAGTGCCGTTGTCAGCCATTGATACCCGTGCTGTCCCCTCAATGTCACCCAAGAAGGTCAGAGTATCATCTGTCTCTAAACGGTATAGACGGTCGCCATTAACAAAGTAAGGCTTTCCCGCCATCTCATGCGAGCCACGGTTCTGGTTGTTCAATATCCCAGACGTAGCTAGCTGAGTTAAGCCCTCAGTGCCAAACAGAGTCTCTTGGGCTAAACCAACACCTTGCACGACATTCGGATACCAGTTAGTACACTCCTGCGCTGCAATGGGCAGGGAGTCACTGACATAGAAGCCGTTGGCTATAGGTAACTGGGTTACAGGCATTAAAGCGCCCCTATGATGGCATCCAGTACAATTAGGTTATCAGTTGTGGATTCGTTCCTAACGAATATCTCAACATAATCCCCATCATCTAACTCAAGATTCGCAAATGTCGCCAAGCTACGGTACAGCCCATTAGATGTTGTAGCAGTGGTCTTGGTTGACGGGATGATAGTGCCATTCAACGCAATGTACATAGAAACCCTATGGTTTGTTCCACTCGCCACTGTAAGACTAATAATTGCGTTGATGATATGCCGTGCAGTATCACCATCGTGGGTAATGCGTCCCGTGGTGCTTCCGGTGTATCCGGCTTCATCTCCAACCACAAACGTACCAGCAACTTTTACCGCCGTAGCCGTACTGGCAATAACCGTTTCAGTAGAGTTGCCGTGCATCGTGACGTTGGCGTACTCAGCTACGCCTACTTGAGCAATGGTGACGTAGTTATCAGTTGACGTTAGGGAGATTCCTGCGCCTGCCACAAGACTTGCCACTGTTGGGCTGTCTGCCGTTGTATTCAAGAATAAAGGGCTGCCAGTGGTGTCCGCTGTGAGGTTATGAGCGATTATGACGCCATTCTCAGGAGAGATGTTGGTGACAATGCCAGAGCCGTTTTCAAGGTTGCGGATGTTGTTTACCGAACCCTGAGTGTCTAGGATTGCAGACCCTGTAACAGCGCCGTCCTGTACGATAGACCCAGTGACACCTAAGCCACTTACAAAGTTATCATAGCTGATCTTGTAGTTAGTGTTATTAACTACATAATCCAGATAGCCACCGGACTCAACCGTAGTCTTCTGAACGAACTCACTCTTCTTGCGACCTTGCGCTCTATCAAGCATTGGTATTGACCTCTAAACCTATCGCCCCAGTGCTTTCGGCTAGAATCTCTGCCTCGCGGTCTGGGTAGAAGTGTCCGCTGATGCCCCAAGACTCGTCTTCGTTTCCAGAGCCAATAGGGAGTGTAGAAGGCATTGCTGTAGCCCTGATGCGCTGTCCGATAACACGCATAGTCTGCAACCCCTGACGCGCTGCTACTACCAGACCTTCTGATATAACACCGCCGTAGTCAGGTGAGACTTCAATAGCCATATTCGCTATCAAACCTCTCAAAGCGCCTGTGGGGATTGTTACTGTATCACCCAGATCAGACACCTCTGTATAACCCAGACTGATGCCTTGAGCATCTAACTGAGCCATATAATTATTCATAGCAAAGATAAAGTCCTGATACTCGTCCGGCTCAAGAGGAGCCTCAGACGCTTGGACTAGAATTCGTTGGAGTGCCGCCTTAGCGACCTGTGCGACAGTAGCCATTATTTATAGGTAACCCCAATGTATTATAGAGACAATATTTAGACACCGGAAAGAATCAGGGGGCCGAAGCCCCCTTCATCTAGTGCCTTATACGCCGAAGCCTTGGCCCGCGAAGAGCGGGTTGAAGGTTGCGTATGCAGGCAGAAGGTCGAAACGAATCTTCTGCGTGTTGGCATCGCCGTCTGCGTACTTAGATACGCGGATAGAGAAGCCGTCGCTAGTAGTAGCGATTGTGTCAGTAGAGTAGAGCTTAGGCAGCTTAACAGTACCGATGCCGAACGCCTGCTTCGTGTAGAAGAGGTTAGGCTGGTACAGAGTTGAAGCAGCACCAAGGATAGTCACAACAGCATCTTCCGCAGGAGCGGCGTCTACGTTGTTGTACTGACCGTTAGCTTCGTAGATAGCAGCGCCAGAGACAGTGATAGTCGCGGCATTACCAGCGATAGTCACATCCTCAAGGACAGTACCAGTCCAAGGAACTACTGCACCAGAAGCGTCAAGCATAGGCTGACGAGTAGCTACGTTCAGACGATTAACGCCTGCGATAGTTACCATATCACCCGCTTTGATAGTACCAGTACCCAGACCGTCAAGAGACAGAACCTGAGTCATAGTGTCTTTAGCAGTGACGTAAGTCGCGTCAGGAGCTGCTGCAAGCGCGCCAGCACGGTCAGTAGTAGTACCTGAAGTGTAGCTAGACAGAGCGTTAGAAGTCAGAGCCATCATGCCACCGAAGTTAGCAGAAATCTGAGCCTTCTCCCACGCTGTACGCACAAGGCCGTCAGCCGCGTTCAGACCGTTCTGAGCTGAAGACAGCGCAGTAGTCGTGAAAGGGTTCATGATGTAGTACTTGTCGTCGCTCATAGGAACGCCGATAGAGTCCATCAATGCACCAGCGCCAGCCACATCGCCCCAAGCGTCTACGGCAGTGCCGTGAGTACCATACTTGAGTGAAGCGTTCTTGCGGATGTATGCACCAAGATCAAGCTCCATATCAGTAACGATACGGCGAGCCATTGGCTCAATGATCTGGTCGAGTTGGTCAAGCTCAAGAGCCTCTTCAACATTGCCCCATTCAGTAGCAGCAGTGAAGTAGTCCTGAACCGTACCAGTCGCCTTACCTGCAATGATGTCAGACTTCGTAGAAGAGCTGATGTCACCGCCAGAGGTGCGGATTGAGTTGTAGTCGTGAGGACGCTTGAAGTCCACGTTTGAACCCGATGCAGGGTTAAACTTGCCTGAGAGAAGCTGAGTGTTGACTGTCTTAGTCAGAACTCGGCTTGATTCAAATGCCTCAAGAAAGACGCGAGCGACTTTCCGTGTGACGTTACTATTAAGATTATTAGCCATTTTGACCTTTCCTATTCAAATGTTGCGCCTTGTGGCCCTCTAGGTTTGGGGGCAGTTCCAGCGCCGTGTGGCTGCTCCAATGGGTCAGGAGCAGAATTTACCTTGGGTTTCAGAGCAGCAGCTTTCTGCTTGACCGTGGTGGCGATATAGACTGCGGCGGCTGCCGGAGACATACCCTGCACCTTTTCTAGTTCTAAGAGGTTCTTTGACAGGTAGGTGGTAATCAGTGGCCCTTGGTCTTCTTCAAGAATGTAGTTAGCTACGTCCTCTTGAATACCAAACTGGGCTATCGTGTTACCTGCTGCCTGTAGCTCCTCTGGCTTAATCCCGAGCTTTGTGGCCCGTTGGGAGTAAGACTGAACCTTCTCGGTCAGTGCTTCTTGCTGCTTTTGTTGCTGTTGAGCCTGTAGCTGTTGTCGCTGCTGGTTCAACGCTTGCTGTTGCTGATCGAACGCAATAGCTTGTTTGAGCGCCTCATCTCTGTGTGCCAGACTTCGCCTGTACTCCTCATCGGATAGTGCAAACGGGTCAGGTATGTCAGGGACGTTAGGCCGTCTCTGCTCAGGAATCCTAGACTGCAACTCTTCAAGCTGTTTCTTCAGGGCTTCGGCTTCACGCTCCTTCTCTCGGAGCTTGTAGACCTTCTTCCCAACAGCCTCATCGAATATGCGTTGCTGCTCATCGCTGAACTTAATTTGTTTATCCTGAGTCTCCCCAGCCTCCGGTGCTGATTCGGAATCCTGTTCCTCAACAGAATCTTCAGTTTCTACTACCTCCTCTTCTGTGGTTACGTCGTCCTCAGAATCGTACTCGTAGTTATCTTCTGGTTGCAGCTCGCTCATGTGTTGCCCCTTACAGGTAAATGCCACGGAAAAGGCCGTGTGCCTATCTCCGATAATACCATATTTAGTGCTAAATCAACACTTATTGGCTAAATAGGCTATTATGTGGTCAAGTTGACCAAGGAGGACTTATGAGCGATTCATACGATTTGTTTGA